CGAATTCATAGTTAGCAAGACCCATTACAGGAAGCGCTGGATAATATATTACTGGTGTATTATCAATAGCAGGAGAACCTGTAAAGGCAAATACTCCACTAGTAGTATCAAAAGTATGTGTTGTTGTTGTCCCAGTATCAAGCATAGTAACTGGATTTCCTAATGCCTGAACAGTAAATATTTCAGTACCTATAGAAAAAGCTTGTCCAAATTGTAATGGATTAACAGTTCCTGGTACGGTTCCCGTTGCTGCGCCTGCCATAATTGTAGGAGTTAAAGCAACGCCCAATCGGGAAGATAATGGCGTTTGATTCATATAAATTGAACCGAATCGCTTTCTAACTCGTCCCCGAAATACATAGGCATTTGTTAAAGTAGTAAATGCATCTTCTGCTATGAGCCAAGGTCGTAGATCAGTTTGTAAACCTGTATTTATTGGAGCAATAAGAAAACGATCATAAGCCATTAGAACCCCACAACAAGAAAGTCAAAGAGTACATTGCCATTATTAGCTGGATTATTGAGTTGTGTTACATACACACCCAATTGCAAATTAGTATTGGCCCCAGCTGTAAAAGCATCAACATAAATTTGTGCATTTTCTGTTGCATGTGTTCTTTTTGGAGTTAATAGTATTAATGTTGGGGTCGCAGTAAATACTGGCACACTATTATCAACAGGGTATACAAATTGTTGTGTGCCTGTGGCATTAAAAGAAGATCCCCATTTCATAATGAGACCACTCGGCAAATAGCACCATGAAACACCACCAAAAATGCCCTGTGCGGTAAGTGGAAAGCTGGCTCCTGTAGATTTCACAAGAAATATTTCATTAACGCCCGTAGTTGGAAATGGCAACGCAGGAACTTTTCCATAAAGTCCATCTGTACCTACTGGAAAAACAGGTATCGAACCACTAGGGGGAAATGATATCTGCCCTAAAATCAATGGATTCAAGGCTTGGAAGTTTCCTAATATATCAGCCTGAGATTGTGATATTTGATCAGTAGGTTGAGGAATATTGCTATTATAAGCCATTAATCTACCTTACTTTTTATAAATCTTACTAATTCCAATACAACAATAGCCATGAAGCATCCTAGCATAAAAGTAATGGCAATTTTTGAAAAAGTAACAACGCCAATTATGGGTAATATCATTTTTATCTCCTTAAAAGCTTCCAAAGCCCCAACCCCAACCGCCCGATCCACTTGGACCTGATGCTTGTTCTGTATAGATTGTTGCGACTCTTTCATTAGTATATTGTACAATGGTTCTGCGTAAGCATAATGCTTCTTGCTTTTTGTATTCAGGCATTATTTGAGCAACCGAATCAGTATCCATACGATCTTCAAATATCTTCTTTGCGGCTCCGTAGGCAATATATTGCCACCATTCCTCAAGTTGTGGACTTTGATTGCCCGCAAGTAATGCAGTAGGCCTCATATATGCTTCGAAATTAACTCTATAGGGCTGATCAGGAACCGGTCTAATAGTAAATTGATTATCATAATACATAAGCGCCTGTGGTAATGCGCAATTCTGTGGCACGGTCTGGCTATTAATAAGTACTCCAGCTGCTGGTGCGCTCGGAAATGTAATATTAAAAGCTCCCGTAACATAATTTATGGTACCATAAGGCGCTGGATCTAAGGTTGTTATAGGCCCTACTGGTAATGCATTAGGAACATAAAGGTTACCAATCGGCAACTTATTACCCGTTACGCTATCAGTTAGGGGTACATCTACTAGAGCTAGCCCCTCCCCATTAGTAGCAATTGAGCTAAAAAGGACATTGTTTTGCAATAGGGTAATTGTCTGCTGAAAATTATTAGGCGGCAAAATTGCCTGCTGACTATTTATGACGCCAATAAAGTTTTGAGTAACACCATTACCCGTTGGCCCAATGCTGGCTATGCTATTAACCATAGGATAAATACCAAAGAACTGCTCTCTGCTTTGAGTATAAAAGCTTTGATAGCCAGCTATATAAACTGGATCATGGACGCTTATATAAAGATTTTGGAAATTATACAATGGGTTAGTAGTAACGCCAAGGAAAGAAATAGTATCAGTTGGGTAAACATCCTGAAAAGGGTTAGCGTAAAAAGTAAAAGTGGTGCGCAGATTAAACATGCGCAAATGTTCTGGAAAATCATAGACCACAAATGTATTAATATACTGATTAATATCATCATCGGATAATTGAGCTGTTGAAGGTGTTCGTGTTAATCGTCTTACTTTCTGTTGTATTGTAGCCAAGCTACTCGTTGGCGCAGCCATTAGATCGCTCCATACGGCAGCACATTCTGAGTTGCTGCATTTAAAGTATTATTATTTTCAGCAATGGGCACCACTTGAGCGCAGGTATTAACATACGGTGGTGGTGAAACGGGTATAGCAAAAGGTTCAAATAAAGTACTATCAATCGGCAAACTGAAACTAGTTGGCGACAGAACGACAAGCGGAGCAAATTGTTGATTTGCTTGTTGCATTCCATCAGCTGGGGGGATATCAAGTCTAACAACGGTACCAGAAATATATTGATGAGCAAAGGTGGTAGTAACCACCATAGGAAATGAATTCGTTATTGCTGCAATTAATCTCATGGCAGGTTGAAAGACTGGAAATGGTATTGCTATACACGTTGACACCACAACTCCTCTATATAAATTCAACCGACATAACATTGGTCGGAACTTCTTCTACGTCAATAAACTCTAAGCTCTGAAAGCTACAACGTCGTACCTTTTTAGTAGCCTTCATGGTCTGATTAGGACCAAATCCATTGTATACACCTTCAGATTTAACATAAGAATATTCAGGATACCAGAGATTTTTATTAAGATGTTTAGCAACACCTAAAGGAATCGAATAAACTTGACCGTCGACCATATCATAACGTTCTACTTCGTCTTGCTTATAACCTTTATAAACAAAGCTCATACAACCACCAGGAACTTCATGAAATCTAAAGATACCCTTAACAATCTCTCTATCTTTATCGCGCATATATTTAAGGTTTTGCGCTACGGTTTTTTTCTTTTCTTCTAACTTACTTACTGTTTCTGAAATCTTAGGAGCAAGATTAACGGGCTCATTTTTTGCAGCTTCTTTATTTGCTTTAGACATTTCCATAAAATGGTTCCTTTTCAGTTGTCGACAAAATGTCGACGATTCAATTCGTGACAAAATGTCACAGGTTGATAAACTATCTGGGGTATTGTTCATAATTAGTTTTTTCTAATTATTGAGAGGAGAAGCGTATACTTCTCCTCTTTTTATCTTACAATCCGCCGTACGTAGATTTACCAGCAACCCAATACATTACATCTCGTGCAGATATAACGTTAGAGCTATTGAAATCAACAGAACCAGCAGGCCCAACAATAGGCGTTGTTAGCTCAAGACCATTACCACCAGATCCAAATAGCATTCCAAGGAAACCAGTATTAACGGTAGAATCTGACAAGAAGCCAGTATTGGTAGCGTTAATTTGATTGCCAAAGATATCAATTGGCGTTTGAGGTTGAGTTGAAGCCAATGCAAGCGCACTATCTTCGCCAACAGGTGCAACAATAGGGAATTGTGATGGCTGTTGAGCAATAGTAGGCCACGTAAATGCTGTGAATGCTGTCGTGTCTATATTGATAGTAAAGTTATAACTATCAACAACAGTAACAACAGTACAAGTTAAATAGTTATTTTGCGGCGTAGCATCCAACTGAATCATTCCAGAAACAGAAGGGATATTAAATCTTACCGCTTGTCCAGCAACATACTGATGGGGAACCGAAGTACTTACTTGAGCATTAACTGCTTGTGTAATATTGGTTACATAGCGTCTGCGTGGGTAGAACAATGGATCTACATTAACAATTCTGTAGAATCCAGCACCACCAATAGCGCCTGGAGCTGTAGCTAAAGCATTACCAGCAAATAAAAGCTCAAAGCTTGTGTTTGCTGTGACAGCACTAACTACCATATCAATACCATTAACATCAGTTTGAGCTGTGTTGCTCATTCTAACAATTGTACCCACAGAAATGCCGGCAGTATTACCGGTAGATACTACCGGTCTTGTAGCATTCGTGCTCGCTGTTGTAGCAACAGGATTTCCGAGCAACGGTACAGCGCCAGCAGTATTTCCTGATGGATCATAAAGCGTAAAGCCGCCTGAAACTAGCGTATCACCCGAAAGAGTTGCCGCAGCAGCGCCCTTATACGTTACAATAGCAGTTCCGGGAGCCATTCCTCTTTGCCAAAAAAACTCTATACCAACGGCAGCGTTCCCCGTTCCCTGAAAATAAGCAGTCGATGTGCCAGCAAGACCCCAACTTGAATAGTTAGAAACCTTAAGCCAATCTACGCCTGATGGTATCGCAATAACACGAGCATCGCCAGCTTGTATTGAAGCACTACCAGGATTTGGGTTAGTAAGAGATGTTGAAGCAGTAAAAGTACCTTGTCCAATTATAGTTCCGTCCATGTTATCTCCTTAAACCGCTTGGGTTGCACGAAGGTTAATCACCCAAAGATCATTAGTGATCCGTGGAACTTCAGCAAATTTGTACCCAACGCTGACGTTGAGCGCTAATGGACCATCATAAATTGGTGGTCTGTAAATGAATGCCGCACTATATCCATCTTGTTCGATGCAAGCATAAGCCTCCATGCCAACACAAAAGATGTTGTACACGTTTTGCCCTAAAGACGAAGCATTAGCAAAAAAAGACCCAATACTAGAAATAAGGAATCTTAAGTTGCCAATAGCTCCCCACTCTGATCGTAAAGCATTCATAGGCGCCGGATACTGGTTCTTTTGAATGAAACCAGCAACGTTGTCTAAGTTGCCCGTAAGTTGAGTAGAACACAAAGCAAAGTACGCATCACGAACTGGTGCAGTACCAAACTTATCTTCACCCTCAATGTTATCCATAATTGTATAAGCATTGTTGTTGAGAAGTGTACGAACTACCGTATCAACATCTGAACGAGTAATTTCAGTAGGATTATCACCATTAACACCACCAGTACAGTTGATAAATGACGCGGTAGATGCAAGCATATCACGCGTTAATTGATCTTCTGTTTGGCGGAGAGATACGCCTAAACGAGCGGCGCACTCATTGAGAACCATTCTGTTACTTTTATGACCTATTTCTAGGCGGGGAAGCTCTTCGGCATTCCCTCACGATCTTATCGAATCGTGGTCAGACTATCGCATCTTCTATTTCTAGAAGTCTTTTCGTTTAGTCGTTCAGCCTTGACTAGTAATTTTGCTTCGTGTATAATTATACCGTAGTTTTGTTTAATTATAGAGGATATATTATGAAAGAACGAAGAAAATATTACCGTAGATCTAAGGATTTTGTACCAACAATTCATAAAGAAAGTGATCTTGCTTATATGGCTGGAATTGTTGATGGTGAAGGATGCTTTTGGCTTGGAAAAATACCTAAAAAGGCTGGTGATGGTTATGTCACCGAACATTTTAGAGGTTTGCTTAAAATTGATAACACTGATTATAAATTGATGGAGTGGCTTGATAATATATTTAGTGGCACTGCCTCGGCTGTTTCCAGATATACTTCTTCTAAAAAATTTGAAAGAGAAGTTTTCACTTGGATTGCAACTGGAGATAGATTGCTTGATATATGTGAACAAATACTTCCATATCTTGTTATCAAAAAAGAGCATTGTGAGAATATGATAAAATTTAGAAAAACCTATTCCACAAAACTTGGAAGCAATAAACTCTCTGATGAATCTATTGCCATTCGCAATGAATGTGTTTTGGCTAGTCGTAAACTCAATTCTCGTTGTCATTTGCATCCTTTAAAAAATAATCCTTAAATCTTGTCATTGGCCCTTGTTGCCGGCTCTTAAGCTTCGGTTTCCAAGTCAATTAGAAAAGATTTAACGACCCCATTCATTTTAGGGTCTTGATTTTGTAATGTGCAAATCTGTTACTTTTATGACTCTTTCGAGCGGGACTCCCTCTTCGGAGAATCCTCTTCATATTACTATGAAGTTCAGACTATCGCTTCGCTTTCGCGCCCTCTCACTTAGTCGTTCACGGTGCTTTCGCTTCCGCCCTGTCTTCCTATAAGGAGGTCCAAGTCAATCAGAGTGGGTTTAAAGCAGGCCAAATTAACCTGCTCGTTTATCTGTACATAGGTCTTAATCAGATAAACTCATACGGCACCTATTATTTACCGTAAAACGATATCTTAGCATCGATATCTATTGCAGTTAAGTTTTGTGGAGGCAATTCTGTTACTTTTATGACCTCATACGAGGCGGGGACTTTCTCTACTTATCCCTCACTGTGTTTCCACAATGTTCAGAGTACCGCATCCCTTTTACATCGGCAGCCACGTTGTGAAAAATATCTATAACTATCCGTATTGTTAGGATATTCATGGAAGCATTTTTCTTGAGGAGCTTTCCAATTATCATAAGGGTCTTCTCGCTTACTACGTTCAGGCTGATTATTTTGTTTTCTACTGCTATTAACAATTTTTGATATCATTTGCTGTGTTAAAAAATTTGATAAAAAACTCATAATCTTGCCCCTTGTCGCCGGTTAACTAATTAGTCACTACGGTTTCCAAGTCTATCAGAGAAGATTTTACACGCCCACTCATTCTAGGCGTGACACCGCTATTTCCTAATGGAACCATGGCAGTATTTAATGGGTTGTATCTACGCATCCTGAGCGTTGTTCCACCATTCCTAGGCATATTTTTTTTCATCGCCGGGATTTTCATTCTGTTACTTTTATGACCTATTGCTAGGCGAGTCAGATTCTTCGATCCAACTTCTCTATGTTGCCATAGAGTTCAGACTATCGCATCGCTTTTTAAAGCGCCCTCTCGCTTAGTCGTTCACGGTGCTTTCGCTTCCGCCTTGTCGTCCCAGTGGGAGATCCAAGTCAATCAGAGAGGGTTTTCGATTCACAACTTACAGGCAATGAATCATGTTCGGAACCGGGACGCTAAGCAACTTATAACTAAAGCTTTGCTGAACTGGCGCCGGTAAACTACTTGTAGTAGTAATTGACATAGTTTTATCCTTTGCTTAAATTTACTATTTGTAAACCAACAAAGATTGACGAAATCTTGTCTATATGTCACAATGAGCATATAGTACGTCGTTTGCGATGACGAATCGCGACATCTACCTAAAAGTAGAATACGTCTAAATCAAAGATGCGGAAAGCGAACCGCTTACGCTGAGCACATTATAATATAATCCTAAGGATAATTGCAATGAATGATGTAATTAATTCTGGGGAGTCTATTGGAGCAAATTGCAAAAAAGTTATAAATCCTGGTGATGTTTTTGGTGATTGGACTGTCATTAATGAGGTCAAAATGGCTGAAAAAAGAAAACATTATTTGGTACAATGTAAATGTGGATTTCAACGTATATTAAAGGGAATTCGTTTGAGATTTGGTGATTCATTAAAATGTAGAACTTGTGGATCTTCAAAACATAAAATGTCACGCTCGCTAACATATGCCGTTTGGGAATGTATAATGCAAAGAACGACAAATCCAAATCATACTAAATTTGAATATTATGGTGGTCGAGGAATAACAATTTGCGAAGAATGGAAGGATTTTAAGAACTTCTATGCAGATATGGGAGATCGACCAAAAGGATTTGAAATTGACCGCATAGATAATAATAAGGGTTATTCAAAAGATAATTGTCGCTGGACTACCCATAGTGAAAATCTAAAAAATAGGCGCGCGTCTAATCTAAAGAATTATAAACCAAAACACGACCAACTTAAAATAACCGACTTTGAACAGGCAGGATAACAATGGAAAACAAACCACTTGATTTACCCCTTGAAGACTACTTTGTTGAGGGTAAAACGCCCAAAGAGATCCTTGAACAATTGACACAAGATGACAATAACGAAGAGTTAATTAAATTTAAGCGTTCTATCAATAACAGCATAATGGACCAACTTGAACCCGTATTAAAACGATTAGCCAAGGAATAACAATGACATTCACCCCCTTTGATATTGCCATCATAGCAACATATCTTATCTTATCGCCCGTTTTTGAACTTAATAGGGCCATAGAAAAAGAACAACGAAAGCTGAATGCCAACCTAACAAGAATATACAAAGATATTGAGAAGGAATAACAATGGATCCATTGTTAATAGCATATCTTGGAGCACTTATAATAGGCGCAGTATTTATTAGAATTGATGATGAAGAATCTCCAAAACAAGAAGATAAAATATTTAGATGCAAGTTATAAATAACCATTTGATAATCGATTCTTATTGTAATATAATTAAAGAGCAGTTAATAAACCAATACCATTACTTTAAGGATATCTTATGACAATAAGAAAATCTCTTCTTTCTTTATTAGTATTACCATCATTATCTTTTGGAATGAATAACGGTGGTGATGAGATTACTAAAAACAATGACGTTCAATCATCCTTTATTTGTGAACAGCCACCATTAAACTTTTCACAACCACCAATAGATTTCTATGTTGGGAATAAGTAACGAATTTGGTGATGTAAGTATACACCCCTTCTTTGTCGCTCTTTACATACTATTCATACTGTATTATATTTATAAAGCAGTTACTTTATAATACCAAACTAAAAGGATATTCTTATGTCAATAAGAAAAACTTTCTCTATGTTAGCACTTTTATTCATAGTTCCAGCTTTTGTTGCAGCTATGGATTCTAATGGTTCTTTAACCGATACGACAACAACTACGACCTCTAGCGGATCATATAATGATGATGGTACTGCTTCAAGCCGGGATTAATAAGAAATAAGAATAAATACTCTACTTAGTAGGTATTTTTACCTCCCATTCGTGGGAGGTTTTTTATTTTAAGACAATATCCCGGCTTTTTATCACCGGGATACTAAAGAATGGAGCAGTAAGTGTACTTTGGGGAAGTACAATAAAGTAGTATGAATGCCTAAATTAAATTTTTTAATATCCTCTTCTTGATTGATTCATCTCTCTATTAAGTTGTGCTTTAAGATCATCAGTAAGTCCTTCAGCGAACGCATTTGCTCTGGTTAATGGACTTTCTCCCTGCTGGGGTCCTACAGAGCTTGCTGGCCTTGGTTTACTTACATTCTGCTGCACTCTGCTTCGATTGGCAATCTCTTGCTGATCGGGTGCTATATTAAGCTTTTTTAAGAGAGTATAAGCTGAAGCTGCTTGCGTATAGAGGTCTGGCGCTGATTGGAGGGTCGCCGCCAATTCTGGGTAGTTATCCCGTAATAGAGCAAGATTATCCACAGTAACAACAGAATCGAAATCATGATACTGTGCCTTAATCCTTGTTTGGACAAGTTCTTCTTTGAGCGCCTTAATCTCCCTTTGGACGCGGTTAAGGTGCTTCCCTTCTGCAAGATCATCATCGCCTAAAATGCTCTCATTTTTATCCTGCAACTGACGCAACGCGGCATCACGTTCCCTCTGTGCTTGTTCGAGCTGTTTGCGTAGATTGGCTGCGTTCTTATATTCATCATTCTTAAGTTTACGTTGCGGCTGTTGAGGTTGTTCATACGTTTCAAGCGGTTCTTGTTGTTGATTGAACTCTTCAGCGTCTTGTAATGGATTCTGTTGTTGGCGTAGCTCGTGTGGCATTTCAGTAGGCTCACTAACACTAGGCCCAATAGACTCAGGAAGATTTGTTTCAATAGCACCGGTTTGTTGGATATATTGGTTCTCATTCATAGATTCCTTCTCTTTCCTTTTTTATCCAATAAAGACAATCTTGTATGTCATGCGTGTAATTTTCCAGTAGCTTAATACGTTCCTCAATATCAGGCAAGTTTATTATTTTAATCATGAACTCTAATCTATTTAAAATGATGATAAATTGTGCGCTAGATTCCATGATTATATCTCAAGCAATGGACTAGCCTCTTGTTCCTTATTAAGCTTCTTAGAGAGCGTAAATAGTTCCCCCATGGAAAATTGCATAACAAATCCTAGAAGCTGTTGCTCTTCTTGTACCACATGGTTTTTGTTTTTAAGAAGATAGTAACATGTTTCTTTGTTGGGTATTGTCCAGATATATTCTATACGTTCGGCGGCGTTATTATATTTATAGACAGATTGATCATAATTTGGCGTTGGGCAACTTTTACGAGCAGCGAAATAGTTTCTAAATACGTTAGGTAAAAGCTTTTCATTTTTGGTTGTTACTTCGACAAAAAAATCGCCCTGTATTTTAGACTTATTATTTTCTACACATTCTACGAGATATTTAAGATAATCTTCTTGCATGGCCCGTTCTAATTCTATAGGGTCACGCGATTCAGGAGTTTTAAGAGATAATTGTTGTGATATTTTACCAACTGTTTCTTTGTTTGGATCTAGGATCAACTTCATCATCTTCCTTTCTTAAAGCAAATGATTGAAAAAATTGTATAACACCTTGTTCTAAATCAGATTGTGTCTCATCAAGCTCAAAATCATCAGAATAATCTTCTGATTCTCCCGCAAAATTACGCATTGCTTGCCCTTCAGTACTTTGAGCTAGTAAAGATATTCTATCAGATGATTGGAGATCAGGTTTACTTTTGCTTGATTTCGATTGAGATTCTGTTGTATTTTCAGCACTTGTATTAAGACTTAAACCGGCAAGATAACGTATTATATTAGTGCTTGCTAATTCATAATTATCAGACCAGTCTTCATCAGAATCAGACAATTGCTCCTTATAATTCCATTCTATTTCATGTTTAACATTATCTTTTATAACCGTGAGTTTGCGCGGGTCATTATTCATGCAAAAAATAGGGGAAATCCACAATGCTAAAACTATTTTTTTCATTAGTGCTCCACAAAAAAGCCCCCCACTCGGAGTCGTGGGGAGCAGAAGATAAGTGATTTATTAGCGAATTTACCACAAAACGACAATAAGAGCATTTCTTATTTGCGCTTTTTGGTTTTCTTCTTTCCAACTTTGCGCGATTCAGAAAGGGCAATTGCTATAGCTTGTTTAGGATTGGTCACTTCGGGTCCCTTTTTAGAACCACTATGAAGTTTATGCTCCTTAAACTCTTCCATGACACGAGCTATTTTCTTTTTTTTAGCCTTTTGTTTAGCCATTATTTCTCCTTTTTGTGCTTCTTTTTTTCAATCTTTTGAATTTTCTTGTGTATACCCGGTGATATCTTTTCTTCCAAACGATCTTCTTTTTTATGCGTCATATGTTTGCAGTGTGAACATGAATGTTTTTTCATTATTTTCCCTTTCTAGCTACGGCTCTTTTTTTTAAGCCGGGGTATTTTTTATAAACTTTTGCTTTTATTCCCTCTGGATTTGGGGCAAAATGTGCACGCGCCAAAGCATTCCGGGCCCTCGCTTCAGTATTTATCGGGAAACTGAACTTGCTTGCTCCTCCAGCGGCGCCAGCGAACTCATTGGGTTTGACTGACTTGTATTTGCCCGCGTTAGAACTGCCTGGACGCTTACGAATCTTCGACTCTTGTCCCTTAGGGATTTTAACCCCAACAGCCACGGTGACTTTCTTAGGCACAGGTTTTTTTTTGATCATAAAATCTTCCTTTTACCGCTGTATAACAGGAAACTACCAGTGGTTTATAATAAACATAAAGCATACAACTAAATAAAATCAATGAAGTTGCAAGAAGAAATTTTGGTTGAGCCTTTATCTCATTTTTAATAAGTTCAAACGTAGGTAATGAATTATTGCGATACGCATTATACGTTTCTTTTGTTACAGCAGTAGCAAATAGACCTGTTGGAATCCAAGGGTTGGTTATACAATCAAAAAGTGTAGCATCGCGCCAACTTTTATCCTGGGGGAACTTCGTTTTTGGTAATGTTGTCGTTCCACTTTCTCTTTCCATTGCCGATATAGATCCTGTTATACTCAAAAATAAAATAAGATACTTAAGCATCGTAAACTCCTTAGCGAACTCGGGACGTTTCTTCAAACCACAATCTTCTATTGATAAACTTCTGTTCTTTTGTTTTTTTAGCTGCAATATTTGCGGGCACTCCTAATATTTTAAAAGCTATTTTAGGACCTTTGCCCGGTATTCTTGGCATGCTTGGCATATACACTCCTTTATATGATGATTTATAAATATCATTAACCATATTTATACTGCGTAATGATTAGCTCTAAAACTTTTCATATCTTCATCGTCGGCGTAATTTCTTCTGCGTGGATGAGGATTTGGGTGAATTGCCGAATTATCATCATAGGGATTCACATAACTATGATGGAATTCTCTATTTATTGGTTGCGTTGGACAATTTGCCATGGCATTACCATCTTCTTGAATAAGACGAGCATCTCTTAGCTCTGGAACGCGCCTCGGATCGATCTTATAGCGTTTTATTAAAAATAGTGCTTCCATAGTTCTCCTTAGATGAACCCCCCCAAAATGGAGCAAAAGGGGGGCTCGTGAAAGATTTCTTAAACTTTTTTAGGAAAAAAATGACGCATTTTTTGGCTATCATCAAATCCAATTTGTCTATCTACGCCACGTATTGTGTCATCAAGTTCTTCAGGAGTATAGCCATAAGCATCTCCATAATGTTTGATCATTACATTTTGTGGAAGATTTGCTATTTGTGATTGATCCTCATGGATCATACCAGCATCTTTCATTTCTTGATGCCGACGACCATGATATCCTTCATAGCGGCCCCTCATATTGTCTTTTTCTCTGTCATAATGATAAGAACCGCTTTTTTCAGCAATACCAGAATGCTTGTCAGCTTCGTGGTGCAATGTATCGTATTTGCTATGATGTAATCCATGAAGGTGTCTTTCTTCACCTGCATGCTCATGGTAACGAGCCTTGCTCATATGCTTTTTTGAGTGGTGATGTCTTTTTTTCATTGCCATTATATGGCCCTTTCGTAGAAACTACCCCATTATGGGGCAAGGTTATACCTCTAACTACTCACCACAAGTCCTTCTTGTGGCTGCTGAGGGTTGGCAGACTGCTGCGGCTGTTGGGCTGCTTGCTCCGCCTTTAATAAATTCGACAGTGATACTAACTTCTCTATATGTGCTAAGTCAACAGTATCTATTTCTTTTAATGCTTTAACGAGATTGAGAAGGCCTATTTCTTCATCTTTTATGGCTGCCGCTCTACGTTCTTCAGCAAGTGCTTGATTCTCTTGTACGCGGCTTAATCTTTCTACGCCAAGTCCTTGATCTGCTTGGGCTCTAGCTTTGGAGAGTTCAACTTGTGCCATTTGAACTTGCATTTGTGCTTGTGCTTGTTGCTGGGCCATCTGTTGTTGTTGTTGCTCTTGTAACTCTATTGCCTGAATAAGCTTATCTTTATTCTGTAACGTAGATGCTTCAAGAAGTTGTCGTGTCGGAATTGGTACACCAGCTTCTTTCAAATACATAAGCTGCGCAAACTGCATTTGACGTTGTGTTGCTGTATTAAGTCCATCCTCAACAACAGCATCATAGCGGCCAAATGCTTTGTTATAAAATTGGGGCGCAGGCTCTTCGCCTTGTAATATTTTTTTAATCTTTCCTGGCGTGAAGTTAGCTTGTATGAGATCGAGCATAAGCTTGCCAAGAAGCTTTTGTGATCTATCTAAATTATCAAAAAGGATCTGAAGCGTTGTAAGTCCTGCTCCTTGACGAAGCATGCTTAGGATTCCGGCTTTCTCATCGGTTGCACTGCCGAGTAACTCTTCGTTAACACCCGATATCTCGCTTACTTCTTTAGCTAAAAGCTCGCTTAATTGAATCATTGATGGTGGAACATTTGGAGGCTGAATCTGTTCCACGTCAGTCATCTGCGCTTCTTCTTTAAGGGCTAGACCTCTACCTTGTCCAGAAAGGAATATATCCTTTGGATTAACTAAAGAATTTTCTTTATATTTCCATCCAGAGTTAATTTGTGATTCTAAAAGATCAAGCTCTATCACACGTCTACGATTATAAAGATATTGAGCGTCACGAAGTCCACGAACCACTCCCTGTATTCTATAGGGAAAATAAGGCATTTGAGGATTAAAATAGCCAAATACCGGAACAAATGGATATGAATCAATTCCCATCGGATTTGGCCCATGATAAAACGATTTGCCCTGTATAAGTATAGCTAGTCGAACGGTTGGAATCTCTTGATCTACGACAGTGACCGTTGGATTTTGTTTAATGAATTCTCTCAACCGTGATTCATCGGTTGATTTCCACTCCATCGTTTCACCAGTTATGGTGTCTACAAGCATCTTTTGTGTACGAAAGTCCCGGTAATAGAATTCGTCATAGGTTAATAAATTTTTTAATCCATAATTATATGATTCTGGCATAAATTGAAATTTGCCATCACGGCCCGTTCCAGAATCATTACCCATAAGCCCTAATATCTCTTCTGCCCTATCTGGCATTAACGATATACATTGTCGTTTGGATAGAAAGGATCTTTTCCAAATAGAATTACAATCTGATAGATCGTGTTTTCTAAAATAAGGATCAACAAGAAAACTATTGTAAGCGCAGTTGTCAACTTTAATATTACCTGAAATAGGGTCTGACCTATAATCCATCCAAACGTGGAGAAAGTTAAGGCCTGTAACCAAAGCGCCGCCATGGAAAGAATCAGAGATTGTTTCATAAACTCCTTCTTGCTGATTAATCCATAAAAGGATCTTTGAGAACTGATCTGCAGTATGGGCGTCGCCATTTTCTACGGGTGTGACGATGGTAGATTTACGATTGCGGCGTTGATGGCCATCAATCATATTTACTACACGCCTAATTCTATTGAAATTGAACTGTCTGCGACGATTAGCAGGAAGGTTACCATAAAGGTCGTTCCATAAAGTCTGGTCGCCAGCTTCAAATCTGGTATCAAGATCGGATTCATTCCAAAAAGATTGGTTAATTGTCACCGCTTCGGCGTAAAATGCTTCCATGCGTGAAATGAGGGGTTTATCCCGATCATCATAATATTGGGGCCCGAGCTGGGGGAATAACATTATTTCTCTCCTTAAATTACCATGGCCATGGTTAACGTAACACTAGGACACTGGGTCAATGGGTTTTGGTTCCCTTGTTACTATGCAGAGCGTAGTACGATGATAAATTCGAGGCAAGATATTTGTAAAATTATTTTTCGATTGTTAGAATAGGCCAACTCAAATCTTCTCCCTAATGAGTGTATTTGTTTTCGTTGCCCAAGGTTAATTCCTATCCTTGGGTTTTTTATTTTACTGAATACATTGAGGGCATTTGCATACAAAATGCTCAACTTTATTTTCGCTATTAATCATGTCTCTTGTTTCAGTCAATATAAGGTCCATTTGTTTAATCTTATCATTAAGGGTTGCTACCTGCTTAATAAATCCAATGACTTGTTGCTGATAAAGAGTTAACGCATCATCACATCTACAAAATAGTCTCATTTTTTTCCTTTATCTAAAATCCTTTAAACTCATCCCTGAACACTGCAGGTAATCCTCTATTTTCTCCAAATAGCGCTTCTTCATAACGACGCTCAAGGTCCTCAGGAGATGTGCCATCACGTGTTTTGGGCAATGACACGCAAAGATACCTCATCGCATCCGCTGCATGACTTGCATAGTTATGTAATGGCTGTGTTTTATAAACCGCCCTTTTTGAGTCATATTCTTGACGATAATTCTCAAGTGATTTAATAAGCTGACTGCATTGTACTTCGTCTATCCATACTTTGTTTAATGTTGATCTCACCGCTTCTATACCGTCCATAATGCCGATATCTTCAGCGATCGTGAATCTTATTCCGAGCTGTCGCGCTTTCTCAATGCGAGTAATGCCTGAACCGAACTCACGAACCCGTATGTCATGAGGAGCAATATGCTTTCCATAGGAATAGGGTTTAGATTCCAATACACCAACATAATGCTCCAAGCCTTCTTTATTCTTTTCATAGTAGTCTATTATCCTTACGGTCGCGCCAATACACTGAAAGAAAATAATGGCGGTAGAGTCTCTCACGCCTATATCCCATGCAGTGTTTACTTTAAATGATGGTTCCCATGAAACTTGGGTAATTTGGTTTTTAAGACGCATCTTATCAAAATATTTCGTATAGAACCCACCCTCTACACCCATATCGAAACTACAATAATATTCTTGTTGGATAAGATCCTCCGACATGATACCTTCGGCGCGCTCTTTATCTATTTCGCGAAGAGATATGTGCTGTGTATCATCAACGCCCATTTTATAACAAAACCAATCGTCTGAGTTTTTAGCTATCTCATAAAGAGTATACAGATGGTTTTTTCCACGGGGGGTGGAGATGAACAATGCCCATCCCCCGTTTGCAGTTAATATGGGACGAAGGAAAGGATAAGCCCTCTCGTCCTGTAGAGCATATTCAGAGAAAATGATCCCACTGGGGTTAGTTCCCATAAGAGAATTGTAATTATCTGATCCTACTAGTGAAAGTATTGATCCATTCTTAAAACGAACAATCATTTCTTGACCGTTCATGGAGTCTATTACTTCTTTGGGTATGTAATCAAGAAAATGCATACCATCATTGTTAATACCGTTCCAAATAACCTTTTTTGCTTGTTGGTACGTAGGAAAGATATAATAGATAGTTTGTGGTCTTTTGATAAGTTCACGAATGGCAAGATTCAACGCTGCAATATCTTTACCTGCGCGACGAGGAAGCACTGCAATTACACGCTTGTAGCCTTTATTGACTATCGCATCTAGCATAGGAGTTTGATACCAGCGAGGAACGAATTTATTGAGCTTTATTACTACTTCGCTGTTCACATACTCACCGCTTTTAATATCTCATTCCGCATCTCTTCTAACATATCCATAAAGGCTGAATCATCACAGCAATCATCAGGACAACTATCATGAAGATCTTTAACTGCTCCACTAATCTCATCAATAGAAATATACTCTATCCCATCATGCTTAAGAATAGTAGGCTCAAAGAAACGATATTTTTCATCAAGCTCAATGTGCACTTCTAAAGTATCAGTATTCACTAAAGCCCTAATTGGTGCTTCTATGACGATATATATTACTTCACTTACCATTGGCTATCTTAAATTCGTTGAGAATGGCTAAACTAATTATCATTCCAACTATTTGTAAGAACAAAGAAATATTGTTATAGGTTATAATATTATTCATCTAACTCCTTTTCTACAGTAAGCGACTCAGATTTTTTATGCGGCACTAAATCAGAATTTGGTATTGGTGTCATTTGTACGTTGATAGTTTGATAGCCATCATTGTTTTTTGACTGTAATCCTGCACGCCACTCAACCAAAGTTTTCCATTCTTCACTATACATAGGCTGAGTAAAGTTCACCATGGCAGGACTATATTTACCCGTCATGCCCCCCTTGTGGCGCCTAATACTTAAAAGCATTAAACAGAACTTAGCTGCATTATCTAAATCTTGATATTTACTTCGAAGCCTCAAAAACTCAAAGGGAAGAATTCCTAATTTAGAATATATCTCTTCCATGGTAAGCAAATCTGGATCTTCCTCAACCCATTTAATAATATCCATGCTTAAATGCAAAATAGACTCTTCATTTAATCGCATAGAAAGCTTAGTTCTTTGATCGGTGAACAAATCAGAATAAGCACTTTTAGTGACTAATGGCGCTTTTATGCTATTCTTTGTCTTTTTTACCATCTCTAATTGTAATTTCGCGCATACAATTATTAATTTGCCTTTGTACGCGATTTAAAAGGTTTTTTTGTTTTTCAGATAGATAATTCTGTCGTAATAAATGTTGTTGTATAGTAAACACTATTTGTAATTCAGAAGCTGTCATTATAATTCCATTAAATAAAATTCAGCACGAGGCTTATCATCATATAATTTATAGGCTTCAACAACAGAAATATGGCTTGTTTCACTAAAAAGAATACCCTTACATATTTCTTCAATATATTTTATGCACCCCGCAATGTCCGGCGAATGTGTCTGGAAATCTCCACTAAAAACATTGCCCCTTTTAGTACCGGGCCTTGTAGGCAAAATAAAATATAAATACAAAAAAAGCTTCAAGGGTCCTCTACAGATTGGCCTATCATCATGTTGAGATCGTACCGTAATAGTGTCTATTAATTTATTGCGTTTAGTTCTATCGTGGATCTTTCCAATACCATCTTTTGTAGTACTGATAAAAGTAGGATCGCCATCGAGTATATATTTGTGTGTATTGCAATCAATTTGGCCTAAATTTAAACGTTTTTTATTTTTTTGATCAATCATAGCAGCTTGCCTTTTTTCGTTGCTTGTAATCGAATCTTGTTGGCGGAAGCTTAGCAAATTTGTATATCGGTTGTCTATACTATTTTAAAAGAGAACTAAATTTATCTATAATTAGCTTAGAATAGTTTTCCATCTCATCTAATTTTTCATAATTCCAATTAATATTTTCAAGTGATTTAACGTTTTTCATATTAAGTGAGATTAATAAAAGTCTTATACAAGTGGCACATTGCCAGAATGTAATGAGTAGTAATCTTGATTCTGAATCGACTTCATCAAATTCTTTACGCGTTTTAATCTGCTCAAGCAATTTATCGCATTCAATTCTATTATCATCAACAAATGAAAGATTCAACATAAGCATTTGAAAGGGATGAATTTTTTCTGATTTTAATTCCACATTATTCCTTTTTTCGCAGAATATAGCATTTAAAATATCGAGTTGTCAAAGATCAATTATGGTATCGCTTAAATCTTCATCATAAAATGAATAATCAGTTATTGGTGGTTCGTCGATAATTAATTCTTGCTTTCCAAAAACAGAAGATAATAAGTTCGAAACCGATTGGGGTTCTTTCTTGTCGGGTTCTTGTCGGGTTTGTGTCGGGTTTAAAAACTTGGCATAGCTTTTATCTGATTCTTCTCTCGAAATTAATGGCCAAATACCACGATATGGTAAGGGCTCATTATCATTTATTAAAGCATTATGAGCTCTTAGCATTGCTCTAAAATTAGAACGAGATTGTGGCTCACCATCAAAATATGGCAGTTCCTTTTTTTGCATAGAGAATCTTTTTGCTTCAGGCTTGCTCCATTCTTGCGTTGGTCTTCTGCTTTCCTGTTTAGGGGTATTAGTAGACTTGCTTTGATAGTTGGCAGCCTTATGAGTAATTTGCTGTTTGTTAACTGCTTTTTTTTCTAAAAATGGCGAGCCTTCAACTATTTTGTAGTAACTATTCAGCCTTGTTGTAAGTGACCAATCAACAACGATCTTATTATCACTACAATACCGCATGCACAAATTTCTGAAGTAGCCAAATGGCTCTAGAATGCCTTTTCTTCGAGCAAATGTTTGATCTGCCCATAAAATGGCCTCATCCGGAAAGCTCATAAGAGCTATTTTGCCAGCCAAAGTAAGATTTAACGTCTTTATTACCTCGATTTGAGGCGAAATCATTGCTTCCATTACTTTTTCTCCTCGTACTATGCTCTTAATATTCTCGTTCCAGCCATTTTGAAGCTGATGGCTTATATCGCCTACTATTTTCTTCGTAGAGAGATAGCTTAGTTTATGCTGTTTATTAGCTAAGCTTTTAATATAAATATAATAATTTAAATTAACTTTTAATTGTGTAACATTTTTAGATAAGTCAGCTCCAGCAGCTGCAATAAGCGTTAGATTCCATGAAAGCCAAATTGCCGGTAAAATATGCCTTAAGCGGAATGCTATTGTTGGGCTGTAAAAAAGTTCGTTAAGTTTGTAAATGCAGGTCTTTTTAAAGCCGCGATTTATAATTGAGATGTAGTTTTCTTCAGCTAATTCCTGTAGCAACCTGTTAGAATGAACTCTGGTGATCTTTGCCCATAAACCTAATGTTGTTTGTGATGGGCAAGCGGTTCTGTATTTTAGTATTAGTTTAATAATTGAATTTAAGACTCTTCTTTTACCTTTAGAAAAGCGCTTAATAACATTTTCAATACTATCTTGATTATTTTGTAAAAGAGTGATATGTTTATTCATGAATATGTTTCTTTTTTGGCTTATTCACTCTGAAATGTTTATTCATATGTTATTCCTTAGTTGGGTTTTGCATTATGTTTCGTTTCATTAATCCCTTAATATCCTTTTGGGGTTTTTCTTTCACTACAATTCCTTCTTAGCTTAACTATAAGTACGATCTTGCTTGGTCGCTAAATAGCGTTCTTATAGTATCTGTGAGTTGTAAAAAATTATTATTAGGTCTGGGGATTCGTCCCCGGATACCTAGTAAAAACATCTAACATTATCAACAATGGGTTAATAATATTGAATTAAGCTCACAGTATGATTTCAATCAAATTATACTAGTATCGTTTGCCATCGGATACTCTGCTGGTACACCCAACACATTTATTTACGCCTAATGTTATGTTTTTTCTCAAAACGAGTCAAGCAGATAACAAATTTATTTATTGTTCTGTCTGTAAACGACTTATCAGTAAGGAAAAAACTCTTGAATGTTCTATAACTTACCCCCACCTCATCGGCCCATTTACATGCCCCTAATAATTCTAAACTAAAAATATGCAATAATCTTTTTTTTAAATCTAATTCATCAACTTTTACTTGATTTCTAATTGTACTATGTGCGAACTCTTTTTTAAATCCTTTAACGATTTCTTCCATTGTAATTCCTTATGATGAATGGATAATATGAGTAAAGCATAGCAAAGTTGATAGATGTTGACAAGGATTTTGACTTTTGATTTGACTAGATATTGACATTGTGAGTAAATAGATGTATAATTAGTTATGTAAATTAATCATTAACTAAAAGGAATAACATGCTATCACACGTTGTTTTCAACCAAAAAGAAGAAACGTATTCTTACAAAACACCACAAGAATTCAATATGGAATTTGACCTCTTAGCGGGCGAACTTTATAGTCACGAAGTTCAAGCTAGGCACTTTAAGGCTCTTGCTGAGAAGATTAAATCGGATCTTAAAAAGCTGTGTAATGGAACCCCGCATATGACACAATCATTTGCATTCATGACCGATACCAGAAAGGGAAATGTTGATTATTCAAAGATCCCAGAGTTAAATGGTGTTGATCTTGATGATTATAGAAAAAAAAATGTTGTTAGTTGGAAATTAAGCAAAATTTAAGAAAGGAAGTTAATGGAAACAGAAGAAATACTTTTTATGAAAGATTCATTTAACGATATCGAAATGCGTTTAGATGATCTTTTTCAATTAATAAAAGAAAAAACTAAAGAACGCGCTACACAATCTGATGACCTTAATGAGCTCGCTACAGCCTTGGCCAAGGCTCAATCAGAAATAGAAGTTGCTGGAAGGAAGGAGACTAATCCTTTCTTTAAATCTAAATATGCCGATCTTGCTGAGCTTATTAAAGTTAGTAGACCAGCACTTACTAAGAATGGACTCGCGGTGATGCAGCAAATAACAACAGATATGGACGCTATGACGTGGTTACATACGTTATTGGTTCATACTAGTGGGCAATGGATTGAGACGCGCATGAGGGTGATTCCTGTTAAAAATGACGTACAATCATTTGGTTCTTGTATAACCTATCTTAGAAGATATTGTTATGCCGCTCTTATTAACATTGCGGTTGCAGATGAAGATGATGACGGAGAGGCGGCGGTTTACGATAATAGAAATGTTGTCGCTAAGGGTACGGCGTTAAATACCAAATATAATCCTAAAGAAAACGTTCAAGAAACGATCACAAAAGAGCAACGTGAAGAACTTGAATATGAACTTACAAACTATCCTGACATTGCAGAGATGATCATTGATGGGTTTAAAATACGCTCAATAGCAGATATGCCTAAGGGAAAATTCATGGCTGCTGTTTTAAGAGTGCGAGAAATTAAACAGGCTCGTGAGGGCAAATAAAAAGGGCGAGTAATGAACGATAGAATATTTAGATGGGAAACGCCGGGGCAATACGATACCTTTCCATACGGTACCGAAATTGTTCGTTTAAAAAGTAGTTTACATACCACAGCTGAGATCTACAGACAAACAAGTAGAGATCAGGAGAGGCCAAAATGGGAATCTGTGGGACTGGTAGGTGGCGACACTGCTAGTAGCTCCCCGATCAGTGATAGGGTCGGGGAGTGAAATTATGCTATAAGAAATCCTGTGATAAATGTTCTTGGATTAGTTAATCCTCCAGGAACAACACCATCTCCCGCTATCGAACCAGTTGCAGATGCTGATATTGAAATTGAAAATGTTGCTGTATCACCAGCAGACATATCTGCTATCGTTGAAAATCCAGAACTTTTCACTGTCGAGGTATTAGCAGGAAAGCATTGATAAGTGTAGGTTCTTGCGGGAGTAATTATATTCATTATCCAACTTGTTGTAATACTTCCTGAATATGAAGCACTTGCCACAAAATTTAAAAAATATTTACCAGTAGTTGGAGCAGTAAAGCGCGCGGGAGTTCCCGAACCATTACCAACATAAAAACTTGAAGTATCGTCATAAATTGTAACCATAGCTTGAGACGTACCCATAACATAGGTTCCTCCGCCTCCAATTACACCTGCAGCAGCAGTTGCTTGCGTTGCTAAAAATGCTGGCTTATTAGTATCTACTCCAGTAACAGCGAAATCGACAGTTCCAGCGCCATATGTTACCGCTATACTACCATCGGTACTCGTGATAGTTGCAGTTCCCAAAAGATCAGTATTGTTTTGCAATACCATTTTTGGGGAATTAGTAGTTATATCCGTTAAATAAGTTCCTGCAAGATAAGCAGATGTTTGGAAAGCACTATTTCCAATTCTGATTACTCCAGCATCGGCAATTGTTCCATTATTAGCTATACAGATATTATTATCTTCTGTTGTATAATTTGATCCAGCAAGATATCCAAGCAAAAGATTGGTATTGCCTGAACTAATGGTTGATCCGGCTGATCTACCCAATCCGGTATTGTTAGTACCGGTCGTAATATCATTTAATGATAAGGTACCAATACCGGTATTTCCATCTGAACTATTAGTTGACGGCCCCGCGTGTGGTCCCAAAAATGTAGAATCAACACCAAGGTTATGCATAAAGGGTGAATTGCCAAGCCAAATTGCACCTTCGGTTAACCCTGCTACTGAATCAGGCCATTGAATATAATCATTAAGTTTGATTTCAACGGTATTTCCCGAACCAAGAGTGTTTATATTGATATAGCCACCAGTTCCTGGTCCGCCAATAACATTAATAACTCCACCAAGACTGTTAGCTATACCAACATCTTCAATAAATTCAGATGCGCCACCTCCGCCAGTTGGATAAAGCTGAACCCAGGTTGCTATTCCAGCATCAAGATTAACAAGAACCCATAGCTCTTCAGGGTTGCTTTGGAATTTGGGTACTAGCCAAAAAGTTCCTAAATTGAAATTAGCATTATCATTTATAGTTGGTGATCTATTTACAATAACGGTATTAGGAGGCGTAGGTGCTTCTACGCCTAAATATGGTAAACTATTGCGACCGCCTAATCTATATGACATGAGATCTCCTTATGGTGCTGTTGCAAGTAGGTTTACAGTAATAAAACTATAATAAGGTGCAGTATTAGTTCCATTTCCACCAGTTATAAACAAATTAGCACCAGTGGAATTAGATGTAATTGTTATACTAAATCTAACTATGTCCGCAGCAGTTAGTTGAATATAAATGGGATTTGGTAAAGAAGGGTTTGAACCGGCCCCAGTATTATTAACTTGATAATATATAGAAGAATTAACTATAATAGTCGCATTAAATTGAATAGCCGCCGAAACTAATCCTAAAAATGCTCGTGCTGCACATTGCCAATTTATAGAATAAAAACCATCTATAGGCGCTGTAAATGATGCTCCTGTTCCTACACCATTACCTGGCGAAAATGCTGCTCCAAAATTATTATATTTTATTTGCATAACTTGTAATGCACCAACAAAATAAATACCCGTTGATGTTCCCAATGATTCATCACTAGGGCCTACCACCGCCATCAAACTGGATCCTGCTAAAGTGGATCCTCCCGATATTGTTCCCAATTTGCCAGTATTATCAATAAATACAGGGGCATTGGTTGCGCCAATTGATCTATTATAAATACCTTCCATATAAGCCGCTGTTTGAGTGCGGCCAATTCTAATAGTCTGACTATCTCCAACAGTGCCAAATGATCCTAAAAGTATATTATTTGACTCGTTTGTTGTGTAATTAGTTCCTGCTAATGTTCCAATCGCAATATTATTAGATCCAGAAACAAGGTTATCAAGAACGCCAAATCCTGCAGCCGTATTAAGGCCAGAACCAGATGCTAGTAGGGTTCCACTATTGCTACCAATAAAGGTATTTTCGGGTGATGTGGTTAGTGCTGGTAAGCAGTTATCACCAACGGCCGTGTTATCTATAGCAGATCCCGTAGTAAGGGTAAGATTTCCCGCTCCTGTACCTAGAAAACAGTTTCCTGTTCCATAAAATTGAATGGCTGGTACGTTATTCCAATAAAGAATACCACCAGATCCATCAGCATGGGTGATAGGGAATTTAAGACTATCATTAAGAACAACGCGTACGGTATTAGATAAAGCTACGGCATTAGTGTGAATGTTATTAACGCCGGATAATATTCCAGGACCACCAAATATGTTGAGTACACCACCAGCTTCATCCGCAGGCCCATTAAGATCTGTTGGGAATTGACTTGCTCCTGCACCTGTTCCTGTTGCTTCTAGGTTTATTGCATTAGGAGCATTGGTAATAACAATAGTGCCGCCCATTGATGTTAAATTTGCCCATAGTGGCGATGCGCCCGTTGAGCCAATAAGTAACTGCCCATTAGTACCGGCGCTTGATCCTAGTTTGAAATTATGATCAATTTGGACCACTCCACTAGGTGATGCAAAACTTCTATTATAAATACCCGCAACATACGTTGCATTTATTTGACCTGCACCAGATCCATCTGTCCCTAAAAGCATAGTATTATTTAGACCGGCAGTTCCTATATTCTGTAAGATAATATTTGATGACTCTGCGCCAGTAAAATTATAACCAGCACTATTTACACCAAGATCATCGGTCCCACCAATAAGAATATTGTTATTGCCGGTTCTTAATCCTGTACCGCCGCCGCCAGGAACACCATTCCATGCGACTTCATTACCAATCAGAACGTTGCCTTGTCCTGTTGTTAAGAAAAAACCAGCTCCGTTACCAGCCGCAACATTCCAACTACCATCAGTAGTTCCATTTAAAGCATTACAACCTAATGCTGTATTTGCTTCACCAAGATTTATATTAGAGGCTACTAAAGAATTAAGCGCTCCTGCGCCAATTCCAGTATTTTCTGAACCACTAATACCCCCACCAAAAGAAAGATTTCCGGCATTTGCTCCAACAAAAGTATTATTACCAATACCGAAATTATGAACAAATGTTGCACCACCCCAATAAAGAACTCCTTCTGTTCCAGAGCTATTGGTATTAGGAAAATAAAGACTGTCATTTAAAATAACATCTACAGTATTTGATGCTCCTGGTGCTGACGTGTGAATATTAGTGCCCGCAGTCGATGCGCCACCAAATATATTAAGCACTCCTAAAAGAGGGGTAGCGGTAAGATTATCTGTTGGAAAAGATGCTGCCTCTCCTGGTGCAGTGATGGTAAGCGTGCTTGTTCCTGGATTGCCGGTAACGAGCACTCCGCCTGCGCCAATTATATTAATATTATTACCGGTCGGCCCTACAGCGCCTCCGACGTTACCTGTTAGAGTTTCTATTACTGGTCCCACGGGCGTGCTCCCTCCTCCACCATATCCTGAACTTGCTGACATGCTTTCTCCTAATACGTTGCACCATAAAACGATGAAATATAGACCGTTCCGGTGCTCGGAATGCCAATTTCTTTTACATAAAATCTTGTACCAACACCAATATAGCAGCCCAACGTTTGGGGAGTGTTAGTGGTTACATCAAATACAAAATTACTTTGTGGCGGCAAAACAAAATGATCCGTTATACCATCCAATGAAAATTGTAATAATGCATCTGTAAAGTTAATAACCCATAAAAGCCGTGAGGGGAAAGCCAGTGGTGTTCCAATACCCATATACGCACCCGAAATCGACCCGTAGGATAACGATCTTTGAGGCTCTGCTATCATTCTAATGGAAAGCGTAGAAATGCTCATTAGGCCCCCTGCGGTTGATAATAACCAGATATAAATATTGAGCCGGTTCCCGCAGCTCCTTTTACGTAAATCTGTTGTCCCTGAGGCCAAAGCGCGACACTAGTATTCGGCTGAATACTATAGATAGCAGGAATATTATTTGCAGTGTTAGAAAATATATAGTCGGCGTCATTTGTTCCATCATAGCTTATGGTTACATCTTTATTAGATTGGTTGGTTATTCTTAAAATAAAGCAAGGCTTGGCAAGTCCGCCGGTAATAACGGGCTGATAGCTTGTCGTAAGCGAAGCTGAATTAAATGTTGCCATAGGAACAGCTTGAATAATATTTTTTACAGCCATTACCACTCTCCTAACTTAGTTTGTTGCAGTAGAATCAGCTTGTTTTGCCTGCTCTGCTGCTTTTTTTGATAGGTCTACAATATGTTGTAAGACTTCATATGCAGCATCATATGCCTTTCCAAAAGGAGAGCCTAGTGGCATAGAAAATCTGAAAACATGGTCATCTTTTTTTATTTCGATGACTACTTGTGAATGAATATCCATAATGATTCCTTTCTTTTGGATGTTAGTATCTATGTTATTAAAGCCCAATTGGCTACGTTAGCAACGATGCTTGTGATTATATAAGCAGTATTATTACTGCTATTTACCCACAAGGTACCAATCATTGCTTTATCATCGCCTGTTGGGTTTCTTTTGCTTGCTATTGGCTGCGGTGATTGATTTATAAGGGGTTGTGATAAACCATAACTTACTTGTGTTAATTGTTTTGCTGACATTATGTCCTCTCGTTATATTTTTCCTCGATACTAGCATAAAACTAGCACCGAGGAAAAAAGGAATTAAGTAGTGCAAGAATGCACTGTAATGAAGCCTCGGTTAATTTTTTTCAAGCTGTTCAATACGCTTGGCCAATTTTTTAATTTCATTAAGAAGCAGTATTGGCAATTCATGGTATTTAACGGATTCTGGCATGCCTTCATTATTATAAAGTACAAGATCAGGAAATATATCGTTAACTTCTTCTGCAATAAGCCCATATTGTTTTTCTTTTGTCTTATCAGCTTTAAAATTAAAATTAACAGGTCTTAAATTCATAACCGCGTTACTAGAATCTGCCATGTCTTGTACATTTTCTTTATAACGTAATGAAGAGACGACTGTTCCCAATTGGCCCGTTGAGGTGTTAATTAATACTGCAGCACTAGAAGCAACAGTTACTCCCGCAATACCAGCAATATAACAGGTAGTTTGATCTGATCCTATTCTAGTGACCTGACTTTCTCCAGTAACGCCCGTATTGGCAATTAAAATATTGAGAGTTTCTGCACCAGTATAGCTAATACCAGCAGCGCCTGCTGAACCAACACCAATTGCCGTATTGTAAGAGCCGGTAAGCAAATTTTGCAATGCACCATTTGGTCCCGTAGGATCAGATCCAATAGCGACGTTTGCAGTTGCGCCAGATGCAGGACTTCCGCTTCCAACATTGAGCCCAGCATTATAACCGCCAAAGAAATTAACAATACCGGCAGCCATATTTCCACCAGCACCATAACCTAGTGCCGTATTATATAAAAAATTATGAGTATAAGGTCCAGGAGTACCTAATGCATTAACACCTACAGCAGTATTATTAACAATAAAGGCACCACTACCTATTGTTCCGGGGCCAGCATTTATTCCGGCATAAAAGTTACCGTTGAAAGATCCGCCATTGTTTATTCCATAAACACAACGATTTGATGCAATAACTATTTGGCCATTAGAAGTTAAATTCAGATTGCCATCTACGGTAAAATCTCCACCCATCGTTGGTGAGCTACTAAAAGAATTTGAACTTCCATCACTCACTAGTGCAGAATTTGCGATTCCTATGCCCATATAAGCCATTATAATTCTCCTTAATAAACTTCGTATTGTGTGCCATCAAAAATAAGCTGCACTGATTCATAATTTGTAGTAAGTAAATAAGTTGTGCTTGCATCAATTAATACTGCGCCAGTGACCGTCGTAACCGTGATATTATTTGTTGCAGAATTTCCTGTGTAATCTTTTACAACAAATATTCTTCCCATTACTGGAGCATCGGGCAATTCAACCGTAATAGCACCACCAGAGCAATCAATCGCAATAAATGTATCGGTACCTGTGGCAACATAAGGAGTGGTTGCGGTTTGAATGATCGTAAGGGTTGCTGCTCCGCCACCAATGGTCTGAAAACTAGGTGCAACACCAGCACCATTACTTGTCAGTACTTGGCCCGCAGTTCCCGGAATTGAGCTAAATACACCACTATTATCAGCAACAATAGCTCCCGCACTAAATGCAGAAACTGTGATGCCGGTGCCTGCAGTTACGGTTGTTCCAGCTGTTACCGTAGTATTAGCAGAAACCGATCCTGATGTGGCCACAATATTACCAGTCGAAGCAGTTATATTTCCTGTAGTGGCAGTTATACCAGTACCCGCAACGACAGTTGTAGCTACATTAATACCACCCAATGTCGCAACAAAATTACCCGTCGATGCTGTTATATTTCCTGTAGTTGCAGTAAATCCTGTTGCCGCAGTTACTGTTCCGGCAAATGATGGCGAGCTTATAACGGCGACAGTTAAAGTACTACCGGAAGCAGAGGTGGTAATATTAGTAGAACCGCCTCCGACAACATTTATATTTCCCGCTGCAGCTAAAGCAACACCTGAATTTGATGTTAATTGATCAAGTGCGCCCGTTCCTGTAGCAAGAAGTTGCCAATTGGCCAAATTATTAACGATGCTTGTTAAAACATAATAATCATTTGATGGCAAATTAATCCACGTTGTACCTATTTGAGCCTTGTCGGCCGCTGTTGGGGCTCTATTAGCTACAATAGGCGCTTGGGGAATATTAATCAGCGCTTGAGTTAATCCATACGCGGACTGATTAAATGGAATTAAGGACATACTATCTCCTCTGTTAAAATTTTTATGTCGCAGTAATCAAAACATAGTTGAATTAATAAAGCAAACTGTGTATAATTATACATATATACATTAGGGGTTGAATGAAAATAGCAGATAAAAAAATCTTAAAAAGAATAATAGTTGATACTGATCTTGAAACGCATAATTTGATTAAAAATCAAGCCGGTATTTATAACATGACCATGAAGAAATATATTTTGTGGGCAATTCAAGAACGGATCAAAAAAGATAAAGAATACGGAATTTAATAAATAACAAATGGAGTTATCATGAAATTAAGAAGATTATTATTTTATATGTTTTTCTGGTGGATCTTTCTAAATCCAATAGGGTGGATCATTTTGCTAATCCACCACAAATGGAGAATTTTAGATTAAACTGGTGGAACTATTCCGCCAAGTTTACTTAAGGCGCTACCAATGCCCCCCAACAATTTTCCCGGTGCACCAACAACACTTCCAAGAAGTGATTGAGCAACAGTAGCTAAAGGATTTTGTCTTTCTGGAACAGACTTAGCTAGATCTTCTTTAAATTTTTTTGCTAGCTTGTCAGCTTTTTTATCAAGCTTTTTTTCTACTCGTTCCATAAGATCAAGCGGGGGTATGCCTTTATGCTTATCGATAATTTCTCGTGCAGCCTTACCTGCTTCAACTTCTAATCGTGCAATACTTTTCAAATTAGATATAACTCGCTTTCTTCCTTCTGGACTTTGTGACAAATTGGGAATTGTTTTAAGAAAGGATTCAAGTTCAAAATTAGAAATACGAGATCCAAAATAAGTTCTAGCGTTCTTTATAAAGTTAGCTGCAATTTTATTGAATTCTTCGGTTGAAGCTCCTTGAAGTGTGGGTATATCAAACCCAGAATTTTTTAAAAATTCAGTATAGCCAGGTGAAGCTAAACCTTCTTTTTCAAGTTCTTCTAATCTATTGAGATCCTGAAGATTCTGTTTTCCAGCTTTAGCTTTATCAATAAACTCTTTACGTTCAGCCTTGGTTTGCTTGAATGCTTCAGCGCGTTCTTTCCTATCATAATGCGCCTCTTTTTGTCGCATTTTAGCTATTTCAGAAGCTTGCTTTTCATTAAGTCCCGCTAGTAATCCCGGATTTTGAAATCCTTCTTGTTGGGTATTTTGTTCTCCACCAAGCCCCAATGCTTGTGCATAAGCTTGTCTTCCAGGAAGTTGTTGTTTTTCTTTAAAAGCAATTTTTTGCAATTCAGGCGGCAATTGTGAAAATGACTGTGCTTCTTGAGGTGAATATCCTTGTCCCTGTAAAGCTTTAGATAATTCTCCCATTTGATTTCGTTGCTGTATTTGCTGTATTTTTTGATTTGCCAAAGCTTGTAATCCTGAACCGAATGCTTGTCCAAATGATCCGCCAAGGGATGGTTTATTTGTTACTGATACTGACATTATCTTCCTCCGGTAACATTAGATATTAATGCATTATAATTGGGCAGCATTGGTATTTGTTGTTGGTTTTGCATTGAAGCTCGAGCTTGTCCTGATGAATTTGTTTGCCCCTTGCTAAATAGATTTTTAAACAGTTCCATTAATCCTGATATGCCTGCACTTCCCGCTGCTCCTGCTGCTGTACCTCCAGGACCAAAGAAGCTTCCAATAATTGTAGGCAAAAACGGTAAAATAGATCCGATAGAAGATAATGCTTTTTCACCAAATCCTTCTTGTGGTTCATTAGCAAAAGTATGTGTTTCAGGAGATAAAGAACTTTGAAGAAGCAACGGTAAAAGTTGAAGCATCTGCTGCTGATCCATTCCAGCCAAATTCTGGTTTAATTCTGATCCAGCTTGTCCCAAGGCACCTTGAAATGCACTTGATCGCTGTGCCCCTTGCCCTAGAGAAGTAAACCTTTCTGCAAGTCCTGGTACTGTATTTTGTTGAAAATTTCTTTGTGCATTTTGTGCAATTGGCGATTGTCCGAATTGTCCGCCCCCTAATCCTTGAAGCATTTTAAGAGCTTGATTACTTGCAGCACTTTTAACACCCATTTGTTGTGGACTTAAAATTGGCACTTGTTGTGAAGATGCCGGAGATCCACTAAATATATTTGCCATTTGCTCTCCTAACTTTGTAAATATTTTAAAACAACCACTCCCGAATAACCTGAATAATCAGCGGCTGTAGTTATGGTTACATAGGTATTGTCGACATCGACTTGTACATTATCTGCTAATACAAGTGAAACATAAGGTAAAGATATTCCTGCAAAAGTAGTAGAATTGGTAGCAGCGCCGCCAATGTATGTCCAAAAAGTACTCGATGTAACAGTGATGTTGTGAGCAATTTGAATAAAAGTATTATTAGGTAATGCAGGAAAATAAACTACCAATGTATAATCTTGTCTATATATTGAATCTGAAGTATCGAAACTAGTTACTTTTGTTTTGGGATTAGGAAACCATAGTTGTCCATTAACAAACTCACTAAGGTCATAAAATCCTGTCTCTTTCAAATTAAGTAATATACTCATCAAGTTAAGATTCTGATAAAGGCGAACCATAATTTCTTTGATATTAGGATCAATATCAGCTGCATAGATTTCGCCAACATCCCAGACGTTCGTAGTGGGAGCAAAGGCGCCAAAGCTTGATGGATTATTAAAAGTAGATTCTGCCATTATTGCAACCTTGAACTTGTAGGCATCGTATGCCAAATCATACCTTCTAATTGAAAGTCTGAAAGGGCGATGTCTGGATTAGTAATTTCTGCATCACTAAATTGTAACAAGAATTGTATAAACTCGCCTTCAGTCTGAAAGTAAACTACATGCCATAAACGAACCTGTGTAGTTTCAAAAGGAATTGCTGTATAAGGTTTTGTTTCTAAAATACTATTACCCAAAATGCAATCGGAATTCATTGCTTCTTCTACCATATCAAGTTCAGAACTAGAAGCAGAATAGTATACGGTAATTTCTCCATCAGTAGTTCTCTGTACGCAGAAATCTATTTTAGCCAGATAAACATTCCTGCCCTTAGAAACGTATGGATTGAGCTGTTTTGATTGTATCTGGATGTTAGATACGCGTGCAGCAGTTCCTCCACCTGCATAGGTTCCGCCTGGTGTTGTCGGATTAGGTAAAACTAATGTAATAGTATTTGTTGTCACAAAAGTAACTTGGAATATTTTATCATTAAGATTGGGCACACTAGGAGCATTTTCTATATAAATATAATCACCCGAGTTAAGGGTATGATCTATTATAGTGAGTGTTATAACTACTGGAGGACCTGCCGCATAAGTAATCTGTGTAATTTGCATTACGCCAGCATTTCTAGCAACATCGGGAGCAATAATATAAACCCAACCTTCTTGATTCCCGGCTATAATTTGCCTAAATTGGGCCTGAACTACACCGCTATTCCAAGTATAATCAGCGTTTTCCCAAGTATCTTGTATAACTTGCCATGTTTGGTCGGTCTGCTGCTCAAAATACCCCCAAGTAGTAATACAATCATTATTCAATGCCCAAGAGCCCGTCTTATAGTTGTAAACCAATATTTGGTTGGGAAACTTCTCACTTTGATTTTCTTCATTGCTCGGGAAAGTCCAATAAACCATTTCAGTGTAATAGTCGCGAACCCCTGCTACGCGCTTAACACCTTCGTTTTTATTTTTTATAGCAAATATTTCATCCGGTATCTTATTATCTATACGCTCAACATTTGCACCAGAACAAGCATGCACCCCAGTATTACCAATTCCAAGAACAACTTTATCAAAGGGCACAACGGAAAAAGTTCCTTCAGCGCCCAATTCTGTGTTAATTTTTTGCCACACAAAAGGAAGAATCTGATTGCCCGTATAAGCTAGTTCCCATGTGCTTCGTTCGAAATATACGATTAATCTATCTTTAATAAACTCAGCACTAATAATGGCTTCTTCAGTTGGTGCATCTATATATCCCGCACCACTAGAAGGCAGGGCCTTAGCGGCAATAGGATCCCATACAGTAAATTTAGGTTGTAGCCAAGCATTTAAAGCAAAAGGGCTACCATTAATACTATAACGGCAACGATTGACATACGAGGTATTTGTTGTTGTTCCGCTATTATATTTAGCTGGTGTAATGCCAGATGCAATCCGAGTTCCATGATTTGTCGGATCATAAGGAGTTGCATTAGTTATAGTTGATTCAATAGTATTAAGAAGAATCAATCTATCCTTAAAGGGTAATACAATACGTGCTGTTTCAACAAAGCTTGTTATAGTGTCGCCTGAATTAGCGGTTGTTTTAGTTTGCGTTACGGTATACGGCTGCTGATTCTCAAAATTTATAACAGCGTCTGGCGAATAAGAAAAGGGCTGCCAACCCGGAACAGCAAACTGTTCGCTATATGCCCAAATTGGATCATCAGTTAAAGCGGGCGATACTCCAACGGTGGCTTGAAAATTGGTAACAAACATAACAACCTGATCGGCTGTAATACCAGACCAGTTACTTACCCAGAAGAAATTAAGATCATTGCCATGCCATGTTGGCGTTATTCCGGCAGTAGATCTCAACCATTGACTCGTTACAAACTTATAAGCAAATTGAGTATCCCATGCAAATGAGGGCTGATTATTTATAGGCCCGAATTCATAGTTAGCAAGACCCATTACAGGAAGCGCTGGATAATATATTACTGGTGTATTATCAATAGCAGGAGAACCTGTAAAGGCAA